CTAAAACGGAATATCGTCTTCAAAGTCGTCGTCTGCCAAGGCAGGCGCTTCTTCTTGTTTCGGTTCTTCCGCCACTGGTGCAGGTTTGTTACCACCCTTCGCCATCGCTGCTTGCAGCTCAAAGCACGGATCGATGGGTTCCTTGCCCGGTTCGTCGCACCCACCAATCTGCCACTGCATGAAGCGGGGCAGTCCCTCGAAGATGTCGCAGGCTTTCTTGCTGGCCTCGCTGGACTCGCCAGAAAACTCTTGGCAGTAGTCCTCCAGATCAAAAACCACCTGATCGTTGACCGTGGCGACTTTCTTTGCGCCACCGTCAGCACAGAACACGCCGACCACCTTGGCGTTACCGCCACTGGTTAAACCGACATCGACCTTGCAGGTCGTGCCCAAGATTTTGGTGAGGTCAAACGACTTCAGCTCGTCTTCGGTGAACGACTTGTTGCGCCATGCCTGTAAGTGCTGACGTAGCTTGGCCCGTTCATTCAGGGACAGCGTGTATTGGCAGTTGATCGACATGGGTCGGTCATCGGCCATACGCAGCTCTGGCAGTTCCCAGAAGATGAATACGTTATGGCGCTTGTTCACTTCGCCTTGGTATTCGTTCATTGTGGTGCCAGCGTCAACCAGCTTGTAGCAAATTGCGTTGTGGGTGCCTGTTGGGACTTGCTCGAAGTCTCCTCCACCACCACCTGATGCTATGATTCCCATCGCGTTTTCCTTGTATAGTTGCAAAAAGGTGTACTATTATGCACATCTTGGAAAACGTGATGCAAGGAAAAAATACATGGGATTGAAAATAACCGATGGCAACAGCAAGGATTTCAGCAGGCCGTTAAGCGGAGACATACGCGCTGACTTTGAGTCTTTCTTAGCCGAAAACGGTATGACGCCAGACAAGGTGCTGGTGGTGGGTGGTGACATTGGCAGAGCCTACATGGACGTTGGCGGTAAGCAAAAGCTTGTAGGCTGGTATCAGGTTTGGCTCGATCAAGAGGTGCCTTTTGGTCGGTGCGGTGACCGCACGATCAGTAATGACGAGCCGATAGCGAAGTGGAAGCCTGAGAACTCAGAGCGCCACCAGATGACGCCGCAGCAGCGGGAGCAGATACGGTTGCTCAGCGAGCAGGCTGCAAAAGAGCGAGAGCAAAAGCAGGCTCAGGCTGCAAAGCGAGCCAAAGAGCTTTGGGACAGTTACCCAGAAGCCACAGACGATAACCCATACCTAGAGCGCAAGGGCGTGACCAACCACGGTTTGCGGCAGGACGGCGACAGATTGGTCATACCAGTGCTCGATGCCAAGCTGAAAATCGCAGGACTCCAATACATTGATGACGTTGGTGGCAAGAAGTTCTTGGCAGGCACAAAGAAGAAGGGGTCGTTCTTTGTCATAGATCCCAGCTCAATGCGTGAAGCGCACACCATCAACTACGTCGAGGGCTACGCAACGGGGGCCAGTTACTTTGCAGATTTAGGCCAGCCAGTCGTGGTTTGCTTCGATGCCTTCAACCTATCCCCCGTCGCTGAGACGATCAGCGGCTACTTTCCACAGGCTAAGCACGTCTTCATCGCAGACTTCGATGACTCAAAGACGGGTGAGCAGGAAGCGATAAAAGCCGCGCAGGTTGTGCAGCGTATCGGCGCTCAAGCCGAGGTCTTGATGCCGCAAAGCAAGGGCGATTACAACGATCACGCCATCGAGGGTGAGTTGATGCCTGAGCTGAATCATATCGAGGTGCCAGCAGAGATTGAGTGGAGTAAATCGCCAAAGGGGCGGCTGCTGAACGTCAAAGAGAATGTGAGGGCAGTGCTTGAGATTAACCAGATTGATTTGAGGTATAACGCTATAAAAAAGGATCTGGAGATCCTCATACCCCACCAAGATTTCGTCGCTGACTTGCAGAAGGATGCGTCGTTGGTTGAGGTAGAGAATCGGTGCCGCCATATGGGTGTGCCAGCGACCAACGTGAAGGATTATCTCAAGCTTTTGGCACGGGAGTACAACCCAGTCAGAGAGTGGATGGAGAGTAAACCGTGGGACGGCACCAGCAGGCTGCAAGCGTTTCTGGACACCATTACCAGCAGCAACGAGCCACTCAAAGAGATGTTGATGACCAAGTGGCTGGTTTCCTGCGTAGCAGCGGCGTGTGAGCCGAATGGCGTGGCATTGGAAGGCATACTGGTGTTCCAAGGAGCGCAGGGGTTGGGTAAGACGTTGTGGTTTAAGCGGCTGGCCGACTATGACAAGGGCTGGCTGTTGGAAGGTGCAACGCTGAACCCCAGTGACAAGGACAGCGTGAAGCAGGCGGTGAGCCACTGGATTGTGGAGCTGGGTGAGATTGAATCGACCTTCAAGAAGAGCGATATCGACCAGCTCAAGGCGTTTGTCACCAAGAAGAACGACGAGCTGCGTCTACCCTATGACCGCGCCTTCACAACCTACCAGCGCCGCACAGCTTTCTACGCTTCCGTTAACGCCCGTGAGTTTTTGACCGATACCAGCGGCAACCGACGCTTCTGGGTTGTCCCTGTGACCGGCATTGAAGCCGATCATGGTTTGGATATGCAGCAGGTGTGGGCAGAAGTCAAAGAGACGCTCTACGCCAACACCAACTTCGATTGGTACTTAACCAAGGAAGAGCGAGAGATGTTGCAGGACTCCAACGAATACTACCGCACCCAGTCGAGCGTCGAAGATCTGATCCTTGAGCACGTTCATTTTAGCAGCACTCAGACCAAGCCAGTGCAGATGACTAAGCTGCTCAGAGACCTTGGAATTAGCCAGCCAAGGATGCCTGATATCAAAGACGCCAGCAGGGTACTAGCAGCCCACGGGCTAGAACCGCGCAAGAGCAACGGGAAGAAAGTGTACGACCTAGACTATACAAAAGTGGAAGTTGGCAATGCTGATAAGTTTTCTGGTGGGTGGAGTTGATTTTTTGGAGGGTATAAAGAAAAGGTGCCCTATTTTTCTTTTTTTTAAGTTATTGATTTGTAAGGGTTTATACACATAGGGAGGGTAGGGTACCTTACTTATAAAATAAGTATTGTTATTAGATAGTAGTAGGAAGGAGCAGGGAAGCGTTGGGATGTTGGGGATGTTCACGGAAGTTTTTGAGAGCTGTACCCTGTACCTTGGTACCCTGTTGTGAATAGGAGTGTGCGATGAATAAGTTTGATTGGGACGATCACGCGAGCGAGGATCAGAACTTCAGAGAGTGGGCTATGATGAACGCAGATGAACGCGAGAGCGTAGGGCAAGCGCCTCTTTCGGAGGAAGAGGCGCGGAGGTTGTTTAACGAACTGAAGGATAGCGGATGGCTGACGATGTAAAACGCAAGCCGGGTAGGCCGAGGAAAGAGCGCAAGCAGTTGGTGGAGACACCGCAAGCTTTTCTAGCGGATGACGAGGCTGGCATCACAGACATGCAAGCGGCTTTCGTGTGGCACTACACGGAAGGCGCGTGTGGGCAGACAGAAGCTGCGCGAAGAGCGGGGTTCTCGTTTCCTGCGAGCGCAGCGACCAAGATGCTCAACGGCAACGACTTCCCAAAGGTGACGCGAGCGGTTCGGGTGAAGCAGGATGAGCTGCGAGAGAAGTACGCAATCACGCCACAAAAGACTGGCTCGATGCTGTGGAAGATAGCTGAGACTTCATTCGAGACGGGAGCTTACAACGCTGCTGTCAGTGCAGTGAAGGAGTTGAACCAGCTTGCTGGCCTCACGATCCACCGCAGTCAGAACCTGAACATCAACGCAGACTTGCAGAAGATGACGAAGGAAGACATCAAGGGCAGGCTGAACGAACTGCTCGGCGTTGAGAAAGAAATAAGCGACAAAGACCATTAACCTTGTCGGTTTGATGCATTGACGGAATCAACATCGTTCTGGCCCCGCCTCCCGCCCAGCCCCTCAAAATCTCGGAAAAATGCCGATATTATGTTAAATAGGGGGAAATCCTAATGAAATCAATGCGTTACGCGCCGCGCAAGCGGCGCTCTGGTTGCGCCAAGACTGCGTGGCTCTGAGCAGGGGCGATACGGCCTGTGTTAGCGACCAACCTCGACTGGTTTATCGCGCACCTGACGGCCTACAGCGCCTTCTCAGGCGATCCCGTGCGTGGAGGTAGGAACCCTATGGGGTCGGAAAACGCCTGAGAGATCGACCTGTGGCGCGACCCCCGCACCCCCCTGTGTGGCGAGCGCGGCGAGCGCGATAGCTATAGCAAGGTTTGGCGCACTCAGTATCCAAAAATGTGTATGAAGAAAGGTAGGTACCCTGCCCACCCGATTTTTGTAGGAGAGAACAAAAATCTGGGCCGAGTGAGCAGGGTTGGTCGGAGAGACCAAAGAAAAGGTAACCCCGCAAAAATTTTATTTCTATTTTTTTTTCGCATAAACTCGCCCGATGGCAGATTCACGAATCAAGGGTGCGGCATTTGAGCGAGACATCGTCAGGCGCATCAATGCGTTTGCCGATCAACATACCCTTGGCTTCGAGTGCAAGCGTAACCTCGACCAATACCAAACCGCTGACCTTTGTGACATCCAGATCCCGCGCCACTCCATCGAGTGCAAGGCGTACAAGTCTGGCTGGTGGTATGCACCCGCTTGGTGGGAGCAGGTATGTTTGGCTTGTGGCGACAACACGCCCGTTTTGATATACAAGTTCAACAACAAAGCGATCAGGGTATGCCTGCCGCTGTACGCGATTAACGAAAACATGGCGCGAGATAACTCTCGGACAGCGGTTATCACTCTTGATGAGTGGCTTGATCTGTTGAAAGAGAGCTTTGACGGCCAACGAGAGGCTGCGTAATGGCAGGCATGGACGATATCGACATATTCGACAACCCATTTCGTGACCCAGTGTACGAAGAGCTTGGTTTTACCTTCGATCCAGACCGAAACCAATACTTTGAGGTGATCGAAGACCCCGAATATGGCGCTATGCGCCGATATTATTCGCCTAGAGACCGCGAACCTGTGCCTGAGTTGAGTGATGCGCGTATTGCTTTTGACGAACAGCTTCAACGAGAGGACATGGCGCGTTATTTGGCTCAAATGGGCGCTCTGAAAGGTTTTGTTGGTGGCGTCTCCGATGCAGACATGAGTCGTTTTGGCCGCTTGAAGTCTAAAACGATGAAAAGCAAAAAAATGCGAGACAATAAAAAGCTGAAGGCCATGAAGATGGCTCGCCTCATGAGTGAAATTGGCTTAGACGCCAACGCTAACAGCGGTGGTGGCGTAGGAAGCTTAGAAATGGACTTGTTCAGGCGCAGCCGATGAGCAGTTTTGACGATATCGACATATTTGGCTACAACCTCGGCGGCTCCGTAGGCCAAATGAACCGCCGCCAACAGCCCAAAGACGTGGCTCGCCCAACCCCAGCCCAACTTGCGAACATCGGAGCGGCTTTTGCTGACCCTCTGGGCATGGTTGACATCACGGGTGAGTACCCTGAGTTCCCCGCAGCGGGTGTTTCTACTGCTGAGATGGTTATGCAGGGGCCAAGATCGCCCAGTTTGATGGAAAACCTGCGCGAAGGCGACTTCGGGGCAGCGGCGCTTCAGGGTGTGGGGGTAATTCCCGTCGTTGGAGGCGCTGCGAGGGCAATTCGAGGCGTTGCAAAGGGTGCAGACCGTCTTGCAAAGGCTCAAAAGGCTGGTTTTGACACTGAAACGGTGTATTACCACGCGACGGATAGGTTTGCAGACTCAGAATCTGGGGAATTTGCCCAGTTGCGCCCTTCAGCAAAGGGAAAATTGGGGCCGGGCATTTATTTATCGCCTGATGCCAGTTACACGCAGAAATATATCCGTCGATCTTACAGATCAGACACTGAGGAGCCGCCTTTCGGTGAGGGTGCCCGTGTTTTGCCGGTTTTTGTGCGCGGCAAGGTAGGTACTAGAGAAGATTTTGGCGAAGCAGTCGAGAGCATAAAGAAAAACGCATCAGACAAAACAGATTTCAAAACCATCAAGCGTCAAGCCCAAGAAAAAATGGCAGACGATGGGTTTGCAGGGTTTAAGGTGCAGGATGAGCTTGTCATTTTCGACCCCAAAAACATCCGCTCGGTGAACGCTGAGTTTGAAGACCTTGATTCGCCTGAATTGTTGAAGGCGGAGGGTGGATCTATAGACCTCAGAGACATCGATATATTTGATGACTCAGGCTCTTACACTGATCGATTGATGTCTCGCGTTCCAGATGAGCTTGGGCCGTTTCAAATTGCCGCTCCGATAGATGAAACTTTGCGCGGAAGGCTAAAAAGAATGCTTTCTGGCGCTATGGGAGATGATCGAGCCGCTTATCGTCGTGCAGGCAAGCTGATGGATGCCGCAGATGCGCTGCCAATCGTTGGCGATGCAGGGGCTGCTGTAGATACTGCTGACTATCTTATGTCTGGTAGTCCCGTGTCCGCAGGCATTGCTGCCCTTGGCTTGATACCGGGCGTTGGAGGCACCTTATCCAAAGTAGGCGAGGGTCTTCGGGGAGCGATTAGCATTTCAAGCGATGGCATCCCTCGGCCACCCAAGATAAGCAAAAAGGAAGCCGTTCCGCTTTTAAAGCAGCAGTTTATTGAGGAACAACCGACAATTGGCTCTTTCGATGAAGCCACAGGTAAGCCAGTCACAGAAAAACTGAACCGTGATAGGGCAAACGCTTACGAAAGAAGCATAGTGAAGGGGCCGCCAGCAGTTCTGCGCCGCGAACTTTTTCGACTTGGCAATAGGGTGGAAAGACAGCCTCTTGTTGAAAGAAAAATAATAAATCCAGAAGTTTTGAAAGATTATGTTGGGGTTCCTGTAGTTGGAGATATGAGTGCCAGAATAAAAAACCCTACTAGCCAGCCCTACCCAGAAGATGCTGGCATATTATCGGTTCGCGGTGTGCCATTATCCCGCAGAGTGATACCAGAAGGCGGGTTTCAATTTACAGCAGACAGCGAGGGCGCGGGGAAAGGCTGGTCTTCTATGGCAGGCATTGCCACCAAGAAGCAAGGCAATATTATTTTAGCTGCTGATAAAACAGGCAAAGAACCGCTTGGTATATTTAGTGCAATGGGCGCTGAATCTATGGATTTCACAGCCCCAACGCTAGAGATGATGATTGCTCAAATACCAGCAATAAGAATACCAAAGGCAGACATTGCTTCTTTTGACAAAGTTATACGAGACGGTTCTGGAAAGGTTAAAGGCAGGCCCGAATGGGTTGGTCTAGAAAGCCCTGATGTTTTTAATCAGATATTAGGCGAAGGCGGGTTTGACAGAGGGGGCGCTGGCGCATTAAGAATTGATGTTTTAGCGGAGATGAAAAAGGATAAATGGAAGAAACTTGGATTCCCCCTTTATGACGATGCTTACAAAACAATGAAAGCTCAAGAGTTTGACGAGGCCGTTAAAAACTCTACTGGGCTTAGCATGTATAGAGCCGACCCAAATCGCGGCACATTCCCAGAACTTTACCACAAATCTTATGACTCAAGTTTTCCTGCCAAAAAAGGTGAAGAATACTTTGGTGGATTGATTGAGGGCGTCCCGCCAGAAATAATGTTCCCTGATACGTTTAAAGATTTAAGCCAAAGAATAAACACAGCCGGTAAGCCGTTTAATTACCAGCAGCAAACTGGCTCGCTGGTTATGAATCCAAAGCTTTACGAAGAGTACGATGACGAAAAGATACAAGGCATCATCGACTACCTAAACGAGTATGCTGGAACTGATTACGCGGAAGGTGGCGCTGTTAACATTGATGACATAGACATCTTTGAATAAATATTGCTATCGACGTGGCTCTATAGCCACCTTCACAAACTCCGCCGTCACCTTCACCTCGACTTCTTCGTCTTGGTGAAGGGCTTCTAGGATCACGTCTTCGATCAGGTCTTCGAGGACATCGAGATCCACCAGCGTCTTCACGCTCACTTCAGCTATTACAGTCATCTTTCGCATTGATCCCCCGCTCTTTTTTCCACAGGCGGATAATGTAATCGGCTTCTGGCCCTGCGTCATGTTGGGAGTTGAGCACATGGCGGTATAGCTTCATGGCTTTGTCGCT